ATTATTTGATGAAAATATTTACTATGGAAAACTAGAATCAATTTCAATAACAAACAATGGAACTGGATATGATGTAATAAATTCACCACAATTAGAAATTACAGATGTTTCCGGAACTGGAGCATCTGGTTTTGTAAATGTTGTTGGTTCATTAAAAGAAGTCAAAATAATTAGTCCAGGAATAGGATATCAATATAAACCAAAAATTAAGTTATTGGGTGGAAATGGATCTGGAGCAATAATAGAGTCAAACTTAGTAAGATCTCAAATTACATCTGGATTTAAAGGTGATGGTATTGGAGTAAATCCAACTACAGATACCATAACATTTTTTAATAAGCATAATTTTGATGATGGGGAATATATCATATATGATGCAAATGGAAATTTGCCATTAGTCCCATTAAAAGAGAATGCCATTTATATTGCAGGTATTGTTGATGATAATAGTATTAAACTGTATGAATCACTTTCAGATGCATACAACAAGCAAAATAACATAAATTTAGTCGGTATAAGTTCTGGATTCCATTACTTTAAAACTGTAAATTCGAAAAACACTATAACTAGTGTTTATGTAAAGAATCCTGGTCAAGGATATTCAAATAAAATAATTAAAATCCCATCTATATTATCCTTTGATAATGATACTAATGGTGTTAATACATTTGATTACTATATTTTTGCAAAAAATCATAAACTAAAAGAAAAAGATTTAATTAGATATTCAACTACAGAGACAGCAATTTCAGGATTATCAACAACATCCGAATATCTTGTTTCTATTGTTGATGAGAATAAATTTAAATTATCATATGCAGGAAATGGATCAGATGTAAATGAAGAAAATTATAATAAAAAAAGATATATTAGATTTTCTTCCATTGGAACAGGAGTGCATAGTTTTTCATATCCACCAATAAGATTATCGGTAGAATCTTTATCTGGTATTGCTGCAACTTCAATTATTGAACCAGAATTAGAGCCAATAGTTCTTGGATCTGTAGAAGATGTATTTATTGAAAATAATGGAGTAGGATATGGGGTTTCTGATATTATCAATTTCCATAGAAGACCAGATATTAGAATTAAACCAATTTCATCTGAAGCTTTATTAAAACCAATAGTATTAAATGGATCTGTTGTTGATGTTCAATTTTTAAGTTTTGGAAATGGATACGATAAAGGAATTGATATTATAGTAAATGGATCTGGTAGTTTTGCAGATATTCGTCCAATCATTGAAAATGGAAAAATTGTATCAGTTAATATAGTAAATGGTGGAATTGGGTATGGAACAAGTGATACATCAATAACTGTAAAAAGAAGGGGAACCGATGTAAAATTCTTAGGAAATGTATTTGAGTGGAAAATAAACCAAGTAGAAAAAAATAAGTCCTTGTTATCAACTTCAGATGAAGGTATAATTGTTCCTAGTAAAAATAAAGATCTTGGTCTCCAATTTGTTCATTTTAATACACCAAAACAATTAAGGAAGTCTATAAAAGATCATGTTGATGAATCTAATAGAGAAGTTCCTGATGAAATACATTCACCAATTATAGGATGGGCATATGATGGAAATCCAATTTATGGTCCATATGGGCAAGTAGGTCTTAATGTTAGAAAAATAAGATCCAGTTATATAAAAAAGGTTGAAACAAATAAGAATCTAAGACCAGATTTTCCTGGTGGATTTTTTGTACAAGATTATTATTTTGACAGAGCAGTTGGTGATTTAGACGAGCATAATGGAAGATTTTGCAAAACTCCAGAATTTCCTAGTGGAGTTTACGCTTATTTCACAACAGTAGATAGTTCTCTAATATCTAAACCAGAGTATCCATACTGTGTTGGTAATTACTTTAAAGATTATATCATTGTAGAAAATACTACACCAAGTTTTAATCAAAATATAAGTTTATCTGATTTAAGTCTAACTAGAAATATAAGTCCATATTATATAAATTCCAATAACTCTTCTTATGGACTAATAAGTAATGCAGAGGAGAAGTATAAGCAGGAATTTACAGTCACAGAAACATTATCTTCAAATATTGAATCAGTACAAATTTATTCTCCAGGAGATAATTATGCAGTTGGAGAAAATGTAATATTTGATAGTACTGATACTAAAGGTACTGGTGCATCTGCAGTTATTTCAAAGGTTAGAGGAAAATTATTAAAAAATGTAAATATTGGAATATCTACATTTGATGATACTTCTTTTTATACTGAATCTAATAGAATAGTTGCGATTACACAACAACCACATAATTTAAATACAGGAGAAACTGTAAATATAGAATCTATTTCAAATTCTGATTTTTCATATTTTGAAGGAACTAAAAATATTTTTGTAAAGAAAAAGAGTGTTGGAATAACTTCCGATATATCAGATTATTTTAGCACAGGACCAACAACAATAATCAATGTTTCTGATACATCTGGATTTGAAATTAATGATTTCATATCTATAGGTGCTGAAACATTAAAGATAACAAATATTGATACAGTAAATTCACAATTTACCGTAAACAGATTAGAAAACACTGGTGTACATACTGTAGGAATAAGTACAGTAAATCTTCTTCCAACTAAATTCTATTTCAATGAAAAAACTAATAATTTTATCAAGAAAAATTCTATAAGATATTTTAATCCTAAAACTTTAGTTGGATTTGGTTCAACTGGAACTAATTATAATGTTAATGATGTGGACTTTTTAGTTCCAGAAAAATCAATTTATCTACCAAATCATAATTTTTATACAGGACAAGAAGTAATTTATAATGTTGGATTGGGTGGAACTGGAATTATAGTATCTGAAGTACCAAATCCAGCAAGTTCATTTAAACTTGAAGATAATCAAAGAATTTATATTATCAATAAAGGAAAGAATTTAATAGGATTTTCTACAGTAGGATTCACAACAATCTCTGGAATAGGAACAAATTATAATTCTTTATACTTCTATGATGATATTTCCGTTACTGGTTTTGCACATTCATTGACTACAACATACCCTTCTATTTTTGGTAGGGTTGAAAACTATTATCTAGATGCAGAAACAACAATTCCACATGATTTAAAATTAAATGATACTGTTCAATTCAATATAAACCCAAGAAATACTGAGACTGTAACATTAAGATATGATTTAAATTTAAGAAAAATCATAACAGATATTGTATATTTTAATTCAGCATCTGGTGTTGATACTAGCAATTCAAGTATTAATATTCCAAATAATGAATTTTTAACAGGAGATAAAGTAGTTTATTATAGTAATGGATTTACTGAAATTGGTGGACTTACAAATAATAATTCTTACTTTGTTATAAAGAATAATCCAGATGAAATAAGATTATCTGAATACCAATCTGATGCAATCTTGGGAATAGGAATAACTCTTTCTTCTGTTGGTTCTGGATCTCAGGGAATTGCAAAAATAAATCCTCCATTACTGGCAACAAAAAATAATATAATCAAATTTGATCTTTCTGATATATCACTATCCGGAATGGATTTGAAATTGTATAAAGATGAAACACTTAATATTGAATTGGAATCATACAAATACCAAAGAAATACGATTGATTCTGGAAATACTGGGGCAGAGTTAATTGTTGATACATCTAGTTCAAATATACCAAATACTCTATTTTATAATTTAATTCCATTTTCTCCATCCAATCCAGAAAAGTTCCAAATTTCTTCTGATATTGATGTAATGGGAAATAATAAGATTATTATTAATCCAAGTAATTTGAATTCATTGTATAACTTAGTTTCCGTTGGAACAACCTCATTTAAATTTAATTTATCTAGAAAACCAGAAAGTTTTGAGTATAATGTTAATTCTGGTATTAGTTCAATTTATTATGAAACTACATCAAAGAGTGTAATTGGACCAATATCTCAAGTAAAACTGAATTTTGGAGGAAAAGGATACAAAAAAATTCCAAGAATTTCTAAAATAGATACTAAATTAGGGTCTGGTGGTGTATTAAAACCAATATCATCTAAGATTGGAAGAATTGATACGATAGAGAGAATTAAGGATGGATTTGACTATCCAACTGATGAGACTCTAAGACCAGTTTTAAGTTCACCAACAATATGTCAAATAAATGGAATATCAAGAATTGGCAATATTGGAATAGTTACTGGTGGAAAAAACTACAATATTCCACCAAAATTAAAAGTTATTGGCAATAGTAATATTGTATTAAGTTCTGCAATCCAAGGAGGATCGGTAGAATCTGTATCAATTATTCAAAATACAAATGATTTAACTTCACCATTAACAGTTTTACCAATAAGAAATTCAAATGGTTATGATATTGATGATATTGTATATGATTCAATTACAAACACAGTAACATTAGAACTGGTAAATTCAGATAATCAATTATATCCATTAATAACTACACAATATGGATCTACTGAAGTGGAATTTCCATTTAAAATTGGGGATAAAATATTTGTAGAAAACTGTAGAATATCTGATCAAGCAATAAAAAATAATTATAATTCAGAAAATTGGGGGTATAATTTCTTTACTATTACTGGAATTAATACTACTAATTATACTATAAGTTATAGTATGAATAATTTTGGAAGTAATTTAGGAAATTACGTGACAGATAGTGGTTATGGATATGTTGTCAATAAATCTGTTATGGCTGAATTTGAAATGATTCTCGCAGATGATCTTGGTTATTATTCTGGAGAAACCGTGTTGGGTTATGATTCACTCGGTAATAATACTTTTTCCGCAAAGGTGATGGAAAATGGTTGGGATGATGGAATAAATCAATTGAGACTTATTGATTCACGAGGAGAATTACAAGTTGGAAATAGATTACTGGGCACAAGAACTAGATTGAATGGACTTGTGGAATCCGTAAACCAATTCAAATTGAATTCAACTTTAGATATTACTAGACAAAAAGTTAATGATTTTGGCGATAGAGTTGGATTTTTGAATGATTATCAGCAAAGAATTTCTGATAATAACTACTATCAAAAATTCTCATATGCCATAAAATCAGAATTGCCATATGATGAATGGAAAGAACCTATACGATCACTTGTCCATCCTGCAGGATTTAAAGAATTTTCTGATTTAGATGTTGTTGGATTTGCATCAAATAGCATGAAAGTGGGGGTGGATACCTCTTCATTTAGTATGCAAGTATACATTGATAGTGTTGAATCTATGAGTAATAGATACAACTTCTCCATGGTTTTTGAAGATGAACAGAATTCTGATGGATCTATAGAAAGAGTATTTTTCCCAGAAGGAATAAATTTAACTTCATATGTATTAAGCAAAACAAATAAAGTATTAAAAATTGATGATTTTAGTGATCAATTTACTGGGTTCACAACTACAACTGGTGGTTCTATAGTTGGATTATCAACGTTTAATTTAAAGAACAAGAATATTCCACTTTTCTATAGGGAATTTACTTCAAATAATTCAACTACTGTTGATTTACAAAATGATTCATTTAGATTTACAAATCACAATTTCCAGTCTGGTCAAAAAGTACTTTATACAATTAAATCATTCACTCCTGTTGCAATTGCAACAGCATCTTCTGAAGTAGATACAGCATTTACATATCCACCAGTCTCAGAGAACTTCGATAGTCCAATAATATCATTTGATTCCGTTCTATTAACCTTTGATTCCAATTAGACCATAAATAAAAATAAACTATTAGTGTATAATGGCGAAATTAGGAATAAATACTGGTTCCTCTCCCAATGATGGTTTAGGTGATTCATTACTTTCTGGTGCTATTAAGATCAATAGCAATTTTAATGAGATTTATAATGCAATAGGAAATGGTACTAGCATAACAAATACTATTGCTTTTGCAAATACTGCATTTAGTCTTTCTGGGTCACCAAATATTAATGTTGGGTTTGCAACCATTTCTAATTTGGATGTTGGAGTTGGTGGTTCATCATTAATTGTAACCAGTGATGGAATAATTGCAATAGGAACAGATAGCACATTATATGATGTAGAAATATTCGAAAAAAATATTTCTATACCAAATAGCACAATTACCGCTAGTGATTCCTTCATTTATATTCAAAGTGCAGAAGTACCAAATCTGTTTACCTATAATGCATATGTAAGCAGTGCCATTACAGCAACATCTTACTATGGTGCTGGAGAGAATCTAACAGGTATTATCACTTCAATACTTGCAGGAAGTAATGTAAGCATCTCCCAGACTGGAGGTGTAGTAACTATTAACTCAAGTGGAGGTGGTAGTTCTGAATCATATTGGACAAAAACAATAGTAGGAATTCATACATTATCCAATGTTGGCATCGGAATAACAAGTCCTGGTTATGATTTGGACGTAAATGGTGATATTAATTTTACTGGCACATTATATCAAAACAGCAGTCCATTTGTTGCTTCAAGATGGACCACAGGGGTTGGAACTAACATATATCGTGTAGATGGAAATGTTGGCATTGGAACTTCAGTTCCTGGGTCGAAACTTACCGTAACAAACGGAAATATTGCAATTACTGGTTCTGGTAATATAACTCTTCCCAATATTTCTAGACTCAATTTAGGAAATAATGGATCAAATGATTCTTCAATATATTTTGATGGATCAGATTTACGAATAGATAGTGCGACACAAACAAGACTTGGAAATGGTTCTTACAACTATATAACTGCAACTGCTAATTCTAGTGTTAATTTATATCATGGAACAGGGCAGAAGAAGTTAGAAACAACTTCTAATGGAATTCAAGTAACTGGAGATGTTGTTTCTTCTGGAATTATTACTGGATTCAATGTTTATGCATCTGGAAGTCTTTATGGTGCTGGACAAAATATTACTGGAATTGTCACTTCTATCGTTGCAGGAACAAACATAGCAATTTCTGCATCTTCTGGACAAATTACAATAGATGCATCCACTGATAGTAGTTGGAGAACAACAACAGCAGGTATTAATACACTTTCTAATGTTGGAATTGGAACAACAAATCCAACATCCAAATTATCTGTAAATGGTGTAGCAAATATAAATGGTGGTTTAGTTGTTTCTGGAATTTCTACCTTTACTGCGGGAAGAATTCAGTTTGGAACATCTGGAGAGAATATTAGAATAGGAAACTTGTCAGGTGGAAATGGAAGCATTTCAAATATATCAATTGGTGATCAATCACTAGCAACTCTCAACTCCAGTGGACAAAGAAATATTGGATTAGGTCAATTTTCACTATATAACGTTACTAGTGGAAAGTATAATATTGCGATTGGTGATAGATCTGGAGAGAATATTTCTACTGGTTCTTCCAATGTTATTCTTGGATCTTATAATGGAAATTCTGGTGGATTAGATATAAGAACTTCAAGTAATAATATTGTTCTTTCTGATGGATCTGGAAATATTAGACAATACATTAACTCTTCAGGAAATGTTGGATTAGGAACAGTAAATCCAACAAGTAGATTGACTGTCAATGGGAATGTATTGGTTTCCGGAATATTAACTGCAACTATTCCAGCATCAAACCTAACTGGAGCACTTCCTGCTATTGATGGATCTGCACTGATCGGAGTTGTTGGGAGTGGTAGTGGAATTATTATTCAAGATGATGCAACTCCAGTAGGAACTGCAGGAACAATTAACTTTGGGTCTAATATTAGTGTTTCCTTTGCTTCTGGCATTGCTACGGTTTCTGGAGCAAGTTCAGTATCTGAAGCAACAACTGCTTATGGTCTTGCGGGAACACCAAATCTTAATGTTGGTGTTATTACTGCATCTTCATTCAGTGGAAATGTAATTGGAAATTTAACTGGTAACTTAATTGGCAACGTAGATGGAAATGTAACAGGGTCTTCTGGTTATGCATCAACATCTGGAATTTCAAGTGCAGTTTCTGGAACTATTAATATTAATACAATAGGTATAATTACCGCATCATCATTCTCTGGTTCCGCATCGGGTCTAACGAATATCCCATCAGGACAACTAACAGGAGCATTACCAGCAATTGATGGATCTGCTCTATTGAATGTAACTGCATCAGGTACTGGTGTTGTAGTAGAAGATGATACTGTAAATGTAGGTTCAGCAACTACAATTGACTTTGGAACTGGACTTGATGTTTCATTTAGTGGTGGTGTTGCAACTATCACCGCATCTGGTGGATCATTACAATCCAGAACTACTGTTATTGGAGTGACTACTTCAATTGCAAATAATGGAATTGGTAATACGGATATTGCTGGATTTAAGTCTTATGCATTGCTAAAAGTTGGATTATCAACTGATGCTTGGATAAGACTATATACTGATAGTACATCAAGAGCAAATGATGCATCCAGAAGTTTAGGTGAAGATCCATTGCCTGGAAGTGGTGTTATAGCAGAAGTTTCTACTTCTGGAATTTCTACAACTCAAATTATTTCTCCTTTTGTAATAGGTGGCAATTTAGATGATCCTGCCGATACAATAATCTATGCAGCAATTACAAACCTTTCTGGTTCCACTCAAGCAATCACAGCAAACCTCACCATTCTTCAACTGGAGGCATAAGTAAAAAATGGCAATCACAACTAACACGTTCACTATAAATTCAGGTTATGGAAAGAGTGATTTAATTACTCAACTAGAATCTGCATTTACTTGGTTGGGTTGGCATGATGCTTCTAGTCCAGTGACTGGAATTATTACTGGTGTTTCTGCACGTACTAATGGTGGGTATTTAGCACCAGAAGCATTTGGGGGAAATCCTTGGATGACATATTTCGATGTTGAAGCAAATTCAATATCAGGAATAGGTACTGGAGCAAGTTTTTATGTTACTAGGTATCAATATAATAATGGGAATGTCTATTACATGCTACCAAATAGATGTGGAACTGGATATACTACAGGAGAATACCTAGAAATACCAGCTGGATCTACAGGTACAGGATCATTAGCAATAGGTTTAACAGTAACTGCATCAACTTCTGTGACTTATGGTAGCACAACAACACAATTTTATACAAAGCATGTTGAACCATCAAGTACCGTAAATTATGGGGTATTAAAACATAAAATACAAGAAAATAAAAAATATGGAACAACTTATAGATTGTTCCGAACTAATTCTACTACACAAATAGAATTGCAGTCCGGACCAAGTATTCAACCACATATTCCACCAGATGGATTTGGTAATATAATACGCAGTACAGGAGCAAATGATCATTATACACCAAGATTTACTGGGGAACAATACTTAGATGTAATCAGATCTCCAGATGATTCTAACAATCGTTTTGATAGAATGGCCACGGATAGGCAAGTGTTATTAACTGTGTCCAATTCCAATTCATATAAATTAGATTTAAACGTTTATAGATCAGCAATTGATCCAAAGTTTGTTGTATTTTCATATAAGCAACCAACATTATCTTCGACATCTATTTTAAATAATAATTTTGCAACTTTTATTCTTCATAATTTTGAATCAACTATTTGGGATTTAGATAATGTTTTCTTGGGTGGAGTCACAGTCATTGAAGCGCCAGATCAAAATACAAATTTTGTAAGATTAAGATTTAAAACATATCCATATGGAATATCTTCTCCAGAAAATCAAAAAAGATGTGCAGAATATGGTTATGATCGATCTTCAAGAGGACTAGATTCATATTACTATAGCAATATGCCATTCAGCAATAGTTATTATTTTGAATCTTTCAATAATAGAATTTATTATAGAAATAATGCCTATGATGTTGGTGGGTCAACGGGATCTGCAGATGCTATAAATTCATCTGCTAATTATAATGCTGTAATTAAAGGCATTCCATTAAATACTACAATGGTTCCTGTTCCTTATTATTTGCCTGATGATTTTGTTTTAATTGATTTTAACTATCTTTCACCTTCTGTAAATGTTCAGCAAGGAGATACAGTGACAATTAGTGGATCTGAGGTCTATACTGTAATTACTGGAATATACAATCAGACAACAACAACCAAAGGTTTACTATTCTGTGCGAGGACGGTTTAATGGCAGACTTTGTATTTACAAGTTTAAATAGTTCTGCGTCTTCTGGAATTTCTACCATTTCATACAATTTTACTGAAAATTATCCAATTTATACGGTAGAAACAAGTAATGGTACAGTTTCTCCAGGAAATATAAACTTTACTTTACTACAACAGGAAAATCCCGATACAGATATACTCAAAAAAGCAAAACCTGGATATTTAACGGGAAGAAGACCATCAATTGGTCTTCTATTTCCAAGAGGATACTATAATAGATAAAAAATATGCCTACAAGAATAACTCCTGGATCTGGTGCTATTTTTAGCCCCACTTTTAATGATGAATATGGTATTTCATCAATAACTGTTATTGATGGTGGTACTGGATATGCATCTACGGATCCACCAAAAATAGAGATAACTGGAACAAAATCTCCCATAGTTGAGGGTGTATTTTATCCCGTTATTGTTGGTGGATCAATACAAAAAATTGTTGTTTTGGATCCAGGAGTTGGATATCTCCCAGAAACAATAACAGAAGGGGAAAGAATAGGAATAAAAACTACTTCAAATGTAGAAAGTTCCTTAATTGTACAAAAAGGATCAGGTTCAGATACATATCTTTCTGTAGCTTCAACTGAATCTAGCATTATTATGTCAGTTGAAGGTGGAAATGGAACATCTTTATATGAAAATGGATATAACGTAGCAATTAGTACTTCAGTTGTTGGTGTAAGTGCATCAATAACTCCTGATTTTTCACTCAATCAAAATAGGTATTATGGATTTACTGGTCCGTTCCCTGCATATTCTACTAGTGGAATTGGAACTGATGCAAAATTTAATGTTTTCATTGTTTACAACTCTAGCACTGGAAAACCAATTTCAACATCAGTAATTTTAAGGGAAGGTGGAAGAGGATATGCAATTGGAGATACAGTCTCCATTTCAGGAACATTTATGAATGGGACTTCACCAACAAATGATTTGTCATTTGTTGTTTCTTCAGTTGCAAATACTCGCATAGTTTCTGCTGCAAACAGCTCCTTTACGAATATTCCTTCTTACGCAATAACTGGTCTTGGTACAGGTGCAATATTTAATGTTTCAAGAGACTCTCTTGGAGATATAGATACTGTCTCAGTGGTTAATGGAGGGGTTGGATATGCATTAACAGATAATATTGGAATATCAGGAACCTATATTGGTGGCATATCTCCACAAGATGACCTTTTACTTTCTCCAACTTCTTTGGGTACAAATAAATTACCAAAGAATTTATACATTTCAAAATTAGATGATAATAATTTTAAAGTATCTGGACTATCAACTTCAGTAGAATTGGACTTAGTATCTTATGGTATCGGCACACATTCATTTAATTTAGAAAATTCACTTGCAAGTACAATTATTTCTATTGACAATATTATTCAAAGTGCAATTTATAAAAGAGATCTGAATGTATCTTTAGCCTCAACTATTGGATTAAGTACAAACTTAATTTATTTTTCTACAGGAATATCTTCAATATCTTCACTAGATGTTATTCAAGTAGATTCAGAACTTATGAAAGTCCGCAATCTTGGAGTTGGGGCAACAAATGAGATAGAGGTAATTCGTTCTGTAATGGGGTCATCAGTAGGATACCACACTGTAGGTGCTGCAGTGACTGTTCTAAGGGGTGATTTTAATATTGTAAACGATCAAATACATTTTTCCACTCCACCTTATGGACCTTCTGGGTATCCAGGAAATACCGTAAATTCAACTTTCCAGGGTAGAGTATTCTCCAGGCAATTTGATCCAGGAACACCAAATGATAAAAATATTATATTTGATGATATTTCCACACAATTTGTAAGTGCATCATCAACTGAATTCTATTTGAAGTCAAATGGGGAAACAGTTGTTGGGGTATATACAGATACAAATACAGTTTTAACTGGTGGCATTGATATTAACAATAACCCATTAGTTCTTATTAATAATATATCTCAAATTTCAAATAAAGACTTTATTGTAGATACTGCAGGGAATAACAGAATAAAGTTCTTAACTGGAACTCCTAGTGCAGGAAAAATTACAAGAACAGGAATTTCCACTGGTTATGGTTATCAACCATTAATTTCAGCAGGAGCAACTGTAGTTGTTGGAGCAGGTGGAACAATATCATCAATTGTTCTTTTAGGTTCTGGAAGTGGATATAGAACACCACCAACAATAGATATCCTATCACCAGTAGGAAGTGGGGCTTCATTTGCATCTGTTGTTGGTGCAGGAGGAACAATTGAATCAATTTCAATTGTAAATCCAGGAACTGGTTATACAACATCACCATTACCAACTATTGTTGTTGGTGTTCCTTCAGCATATAGTAATTTACCACTAGAATATATTTCTGGTTCTTCAGGAAATGGAGAAGGAGCAACTGCTTCTGTTGTGGTTGGAAATAAAAATAATATTATTGGATTTAATTTAGATACCCCAGGAAAATATTATAAAGTTGGTGATACATTAAGAATATCTGGAATTGTTACTGATCCAACAGTTGGGGTTGGATTTAGTGCATTCAGAATTACAGTAGAAGATACACTAACAGATAAATTTAGTGGATTTTATCCAGGACAGTTTGTTCAATTTGATGATATTACACCATTTTTTACCGGATCAAAGAGAAAGTTTACACTGACAGTCACAGAAGGTGGAGTGACTACTTTATTGAGTTTAAAGACAGATCCAAGTACAGATCTAAAAGTAGAAAATAATTTATTTGTTTTTATTAATGATATTTTACAAGAACCAGAAGTAGCATATACATTTAGTGGTTCTAGGATTACATTATTGAAAGAAGCACCAAAACCAGGATCAAAATGTACTGTTCTGTTCTATAGAGGATCAGATTTAGATGTAGAGGAAATTACTCCACCAAGCACAATTAAAGAGGGGGATAAGATTCAAATAGGTGATAGTATACTAGATGATACAGATAGAGCGCAATTTGAAAGAATTGTCAAGAAAATTGTTTCTACTGATTCATTGGATACATTTACTTATGATAGTATCGGTATAAACACTGATCCATTAAAAGAAAGACCTTTAAAGTGGACTAAACAAACTGAAGATAGAATTATTAATGGTGTTTTATACTCTAAGGCAAGACCAGATTTAAAGGCAAGGGTTATACCAATAACTAAATTGATAAAAACAGCTAAAAAGGAAGACCCCGATATTTACGTTGATAACGCATTCCCATTATTTACTGATGTTGATAATTTAACGGAAGATCTGAGAGATATAGTTATATTAGAAAATAAATCGATAGAACCAGGATTTGCTACAGCAATTGTTTCTTCAGCATCTACTATTTCTCAAATATCATTAGTATCTCCTGGATCTGGATATAGAGACATATTTTCACCATATGTTGCAATTTCTTCTTCCTTTATTGTCAAAAAAGATCCAATATATAATTGGACCCCAGCAAATGTTGGATTTTTAACTTCTTTAAATGTAAATTCTATTGTATTTTCAAGTCCAATTGTTGCAGTTGGAAATAGTGAATTAGTTTCAACTTCAATAGATGGAACTAGTTGGAATGATGGTGTTCTTGGATATGGTCAAACAATTAATTTGAGAGCAATTGGTGTAGGAAAAACAAGTCATTTTGTTTGTGCTGGTTCTGGTGGAAAGATCTTTTCTGCAGTAGGAATTGGAACATCTTTATCTGATTGGACAAATATTAGATTATTAAAAGAAGAAGTAATTTTAGGTTTACCAGAACCAGTATTATCGGTGAGTATTTACTCTGGAGACTTTAATGATGTACATTATTCCGAAGAATTAGATACTTGGGTAGTTGTTGGAAATACACAATCTATTTTTAGTGGTGTTGGTATAGGAACTACATTTTTCTATGAAAAGGCACCACCATCCTTTGGAAATTTAAATTCAGTTTCTGCAAACAGTTTTAGATTTGTTGCAGTTGGTAATAATGCAACTATATTATATTCCAATAATGGAAATACATGGACAAAAATAAATGGATTACCAACTACTAATGATTTTTATGATGTTATATGGACTGGGGATAAATTTGTTTGTGTTGGTGAGCAAGGAACAATTTTCTATTCACCATCAGGAAGTTCCTGGGAGAAAATTAATACAAACATAACTTTTGATATAAGAAAAATTAGATATGAATATGGATTCTATACAGCATTATCTACAACTGGAAAATTATATTTCTCATTTGATCTAGTTAATTGGATTTATAGAACAACAAATCAAGAGAATGTTCTTTTAGATCTGATGTTTATTCCACCTCCACCACCTCCAGAAATTAGACCATTAGGACCAGTTCTATCTGATGAAGGAAGATACGTTGCAGTTGGACAAACTGGAACAATAATTTATGCTGAACCAATTTATAATAGAGCAACTGCCGTATCTAGTGTTTCTTCCGGAATAATTACTTCTATTACTATTACAAATCCCGGTTTTGGTTATAGTAGCAAAACTCCTCCATCAGTGATTATAGAAGGTGATAGACCTGATATGGAAAAAATATTCTCAATAAAAGCAAAAGGTGATTTTGGCATAATTAAATATGTTGGAGTTGGTGCATCTACTATTGATTTCGTTCTTCAGTCCGAACAATATGATAATGTTAATTTAGGGATAGGTTATTCATCTCTCAATACTTATGGAGTAACCTATAGTGAATTGGAAGTTGGTGATTACTTTAAAATATTTGATACAAATTCATTAATTGGTCATGCATTAACTGGTATTACAACATCATTAGGCGGTCTTTCAAATTATCCTGATTCAAAAGTTGGTACTGCAATAACATATCTTGATGGAGTTTATAGAGTAGAGTCGGTATCTGAACCATCTGTAGGAGTAGTCACAGTAAGGTGCAACTTTACATATGGACCAAATAATATTCCAATCCAAGTTAATACCTACACCAATGAAAATGGTAATTATGGGAAATATAGTTGGGGTAAAATATTTGATTATCAAAATAGATCCAAACTAAAACCAAAAGATTTTTATGTGAATTTAGATCAGGGATTACTTGGTATATCAACCTCTCCAGAAATCTATAGAACTAGAGGAATAAGGTAAAAAATAAATTATTCAAACTAAATAAAGAAAAAGTATAAATTAAAAATGCCTGCTATCATATCTGAACAATTTAGAGTATTGAATGCTGAGACATTTGTTAGGTCTTTAGATTCTTCTAATAATTATTATACATTTATTGGTCAACCAAATAGTCTTAATTCACAAGCAAACGGATCTCCTAATTGGGGTGAAGGGTTGCCACCTTTGGATGGATTTGATGAAGAAAATCAAATAAAGGAAACTATTATTGCACTGAAAAAGGTTACCTCTGATGATATCAGAAGAATGATAAGAAAGGTTCAGTGGACTTCTGGAACCACTTATGAGATGTATAGACATGATTACAATATATACAATAAAACTCCAGTAACCACGCAAGCAAATTTATATAGTGCTAATTATTATGTAATGAATGAGGATTTTCGAGTATATATTTGTTTACAAAATGGAACAGATCCAGAAAATCCAAATGGTAGACCATCATTTGATCAACCAACATTCATTGACTTAGAATCAAGACCAGCTGGCACAAGTGGAGATGGTTATGTTTGGAAATATCTATTTACAATTAAACCATCAGAGGTCGTAAAATTTGATTCTATTGAATATATTCCTGTTCCAGAAAATTGGGGATCAGTAGGAGAAACTATTGCAACTAAAGGGAATGCAATTGATGGAAAAATAGAAATAATAACAATTAATGATAGAGGAATTGGATATCAACCAATTTCAAAATCATATACAAACATACCAATTCTTGGTGATGGAGTTGGTGGAAAAGCAACAATAACTGTTGACTCTTTTGGAAAAGTTTCTGAAGTATTTGTGACTGATGGTGGTTTTGGATATACTAGAGGAATAATTAAATTTGAACCAGGTTCACCTGGCATTCCCTCAGAATTATCAAATGATGGTGAAATTGCTTCATTTGATGTAATAATTCCACCAAAAGGAGGTCATGGATATGATATCTATAGAGAACTTGGTGCGTATAGAGTTTTAATATATTCTAGATATTTGACTGATGAATCAAATCCAGATGTTATTTTGGGAAATGACTTTGCTAGAATTGGAATTCTAAAGAATCCAACAATTCCCGGAAGTGCTACTGAAAAACTAACTTTAGGTGAAGCTAGTGCATTAAATGCACTAAAGTTTTCTGGAATTGGAATTACTCAAACAACATATCCAGTAGATTCTGTAATTACCCAAACTGTGGGAACTGGTGTAACTGCTATAGGATTTGTTGCATCTTGGGATAGTAATACTGGAGTTTTGAAATATTATCAACCAGTTGGATTAGCTACCGCAGGTGTTGGATATAAAATACATAATTTCACTTCATCTTTATCAAGTGGTGGATCTCTTACTGTTAGTTGCCCAAGTATAGTTGGTCCAGAGTTAGAGATTGATTCCCAATTTACGGGAATAAGTACTGTAATAAATAATAAGACATACCAATTGGGAACTAACTTTGTATCTGGAATTTCCTCTGCAGAATATAATAAAAAATCTGGAGAAATAATTTACATTGATAACAGGAAGGCAATTCCAAGGTCATCAAGTCAAAAAGAAGATATCAAAATCGTTTTGGAGTTCTAAAGAAAAATGCCTCAGAATACTAATTTAAATGTATCTCCGTATTTTGATGATTTTAATCAATCTAAAAATTATCAAAAGGTTTTATTTAAACCTGGAACTCCAATACAAGCAAGAGAATTAACTACACTACAGTCTATTCTTCAAAATCAAATAGAAAAATTTGGACAACACTTCTTTAAAGAAGGTGCCATGGTTGTCCCTGGTCAGATTTCTTTTGACTCGGAATATGAATGCGTACAAATAGATGAAACCCATCTTGGAATACCAGTATCTCTATATCTTGATAAATTGATTGGAAAATCAATAAGAGGGGAAATAAGTGGTGTAACAGGAAAGGTAGAAAATTATATAACAAATGCTGAATCGGATAGAAAAAATTATACACTTTATATTAAATATCAAGGTTCTAGTGATATTGATTTTATTACAAATAAATTCGTAGATGGAGAAAATCTAATTTCATTAGATGATATCTTTTATGGAATTTCTTCAATAAGAAGTGGAACTTCTTTAGCAACTACTATTATTTCAAATTCAACTGCTACCGGATCTGCAGCTAAAATTGGTGAGGGAATATATTTCTTACGTGGATTTTTCGTTAATGTTCCAGCACAAACAGTTATTTTAGATCAGTATAATAATAGACCAACGTATAGAGTTGGATTACTCATAAATGAGCAACTTGCTGTAGCATCAAATAATTATCCAGATTTGTTTGATAATGCACAGGGTTTTTCTAACTTTGCTGCACCAGGCGCAGATAGATTGGAAATTGATGTCACACTTATAAAAAAAGAAATTACTGATTTTAATGATGAAGATTTTGTAGAACTTTTAAGAGTAGAAGAAGGAAGATTACAAAAATTTGTAAATACAACTAATTACAATCTAATAAAAGATGAATTAGCAAGAAGAACCTATGATGAATCAGGAAATTATTATGTAAGACCATTTAATATATCAGCAAAAGAATCGTTAAATGATCGTTTGGGAAATAATGGAGTTTATTTCGAGAACCAATTAACAAAGCAGGGAAATTTTCCTTCTGATGACCTTGGTTGTCTAGTAGTAAATCCAGGAAAAGCAATTATACGTGGTTATGACGTAGAGACAATTGACACTACTACAGTAGATTTTAATAAACCAAGGGAAACTGAATTAGTATCTAATTATTCTGTACCATTCACAGTTGGTAGACAAATACTAATTGACAATACTTATGGTTCATTACCTGTAGGTTTTGGCACAACTTCTAGGGTATTTTTATATGATCAAAGGACTCAGACCCCAGGACAACTATCTGGTTCTAAAATTGGATCAGCAAGATTGTATGATTTAAAATTAAAAAATGCAGAGTATGCAGATCAGACAACAAAATTTGAATGTTCTTTATATGATATTCAAACATACACAACTTTAGTTTTAAACGCAAGTTTAACTTTAGCAGCACCAACATATATTGAAGGAGTAGATAGCTCTGCAAGTGGATATTTGGTAGAAAGTGTAACAAACTCAAACATTTTAAATTTATATCAAGTTTCTGGTTCATTTAAACCAAATGAACAAATAAGAATCAATGGATTATCTAATGGAAGAATTATAACTTCTTTAAGGGATTATAATCTTTCAGATGTTCATCAAATTGGAATACTGAATGTTTCTTCTGGATTTGGTACTTTTACTGCGGACCCCGTTTTATCGAATAAACTACTTTTAGCAGATAATGGAACACTTTTTACAATAACTCCTGAATCTGCCGGAATTAGCACCGTATCTTCTTCAAATTTAAATTTTTACGTTGGAATAAAGACTGGAGATATTCTTTCATATTCAGTTCAAGGTTCATCTGTACCAAATTATAATAAGGTTGTATCAATTGATACAACTAACAGAAAATTAGTTGTTGAATCAACTACTTCGGTCTCAGGAATATGTTCTGGTGGTTTACCTGCTAGTGAAATTACGACTACTGATCTTAGAAAAATTACTCTAGATATATTAAAAACTTCTGATGCATTCCTTTACTCTAGATTAAATAGGAACAATGTTGCTAGTCTAAATCTAACGAATTCTTCGTTGACTATAAGAAAATCATATGCAGTTACAGTTTCTTCTGGATCTCTTGCTGGAACTTTAGAAACTGATCTGAATCTAACTTTAGAGCCTTTTGATGAAGAAGATTATAATCTAACATATATTAATACTGGAACTATAGAATCATTAGATAATCAAAAGCTTTTAGTTTCTGGAAGAACCATTTCTCTTGATAATTTATCTGAAAATGGACCTGCAATATTAACTGTAACTTATAAAAAAGCTAATGCAAAGGTAAAGACCAAGCAATACAATAGATGTTCAAGTTTAGTTGTAAATAAATCAACTTCTGTATCATCTGGAATTGGAAGAACAACATTAAATGATGGATTAGAATACAATCCTGTATATGGATTGAGAGTTCAAGATAAAGTTATATCCATTAATACTTGTGATGTAGAAAGTATTCTGGGAATATATGAATCTGCAGATACAACAGATCCAGTATTACCAAGAGTTTATTTTTCATCATTAAATTCGAATATTGATAATTTTATCAAAGGAGAAAAAATAATAGGTCAAAACAGCGGAGCTGTTGCAGTATTTGTATCTTCTGATGGAATTAATAGCATTGAAGTTGTATACTTAAATGAAAATAGATTTTCTCTCAATGAAGTCTTAATTTCTCAGGAGACTAATATCAATGGAACAGTAAGTTCTTTGACCATAGGGGACAAAAATATTAAAGAAAATTACATATTAGATAATGGACAAAGACCAGAATTTTATGATTATTCAAGAATAATTAGAAAATCAGAGTTTTCAGAACCAACTAGAAAAATAAGAGTTATCTACAATCATTATGTAATATCCACCTCTGATGATGGAGATTTCGTCTCAGTCGATTCATATGATCCTGAGAGATATTCAAACAATATTCCATCAATTGATGGAACTAGAAATACAGATATTATTGACTTAAGACCTAGAGTTTCTAACTATTCATATTTTATTGGAGCAAAATCTCCATTTGAGTTTGAATCTAGAGTATTTTCTGGTTCTTCTAACTCATCTAATTATATTTTTGCTAAGGATAAAACATTAACTCTATCCTACAATTATTACTTACCAAGAATAGATAAATTATTTTTAACCAAAGAAGGTTCATTTATATTGAGTAATGGTATACCATCATCTACTCCAAAAGTCCCAAATAATATTGATTCTGCACTAGAAATAGGAACAATATATTATCCACCATATCTCTATTCAATAAAAGATATTAGAATATCTCTTGCGACACATAAGAGATATACAATGAAAGATATCTCTAGATTAGAAGATCGTCTATCAAACGTTGAATATTATAGTTCACTTTCACTATTAGAAACTGATACAAAAAATCTTTCAATAAGAGATCCACAAACTGGATTAGATAAATTTAAATGTGGATTTTTTGTAGATAATTTCAAATCTTCTATGGGTGGTGATATATCAAACCCACTTTATAGAGCAAGTGTAGATACTTCTGTTGGAAATTTAAGACCACAATCATATTCAACATCTATAGATCTTTTACTTGGTTCAGATGGTATTATTGGAATTGGTACTACTTCAAATCCAAATGCAGACTTAAGATATGTTACTGATCTTGGTTCTTCCAATGTAAAAAGAATCAATGATTTAATTATGTTAAATTACAATGACATAGTTTATACTGAAAATAAATTTGCAACAAGAACTGAAAATGTAAACCCATTCAATACTCCTACTTGGATTGGATCTATAGAATTAAATCCAGCAACAGATACATGGATCGAAACTAGAAGAACAGAGAGAACACAAGACGTTGAAGGAAATTATAATTCAACAATACAGCAATTGGGTGTTGACACAAATACTGGACTCTCTCCAATTGATTGGAATGCTTGGGAAACAAATTGGGTTGGTACATCTAGTGTTCAAGGTCCAACAATAATTCAATTCCAAGGTCCAAGCACTTTAGTTTCAGATACTAGTACTTGGGATACAAGAACACAAGTCTTTAGAGATACATTTACTGACTTTAGAAATGATACATTTACAACAACAACAGAACAAACAAGACAAGGTATTCAGTTTGGTGTAAGTGAAAGATTTGATACAACTAATCTTGGAGATAGAGTTGTATCTAGATCGATCATAACATTAATGAGATCAAGAAATATTGAAGTAATTGCAAGAAGATTAAAACCTTCTACTCGTTTCTATGCATTCTTTGATAATGTTGCAATGACTGACTATTTTGTTCCAAAATTACTAGAAATTAAAATGGTAAGTGGAACATTTGTTGAGGGTGAAAATGTGACTGGTATTATGCCTGTTACTGGAATATCAAAATCAATTAGATTTAGATTGGCAACACAAAATCATAGATATGGTCCATATAATAATCCAACAGAAGTTTTCAAAAATAATCCATATAATACTTCTTCAATTCTTCCAAGTTCATATTCATCAACAACAAGTATCTTAAATATTGATACTGCTAGCTTAGAAGTACAAGCAGACTCTAGATATTTTGGTTGCGTTGCTCCATCAATGCAACTAATTGGAGAAACTAGTAATGCAGTAGCAACTGTATCTGAAATTAGACTAATTAGTGACTCAGCAGGAACTCTTATTGGTTCATTGTTTATTCCAGACCCAACAATACCATCAACTCCATCATTTGAATCAGGAACAAAAACATTATCATTAACAACTAGTCCAACAAATTCTCAGATTGCAGGGACAACAGATAGCTCGGCAGAATCTAATTTTACATCAAGTGGAACATTAGATAATGTAGAAAATGTCACATTGAGAATTAGAAATGCAGAGATTGAAAGAAATATAAGAACTGATAATAGAACTTTAACTGAAACAGAGACTAGACTAGTAGCAGCAACATCTACTAGAGATAGAATAGTACAAACAAGAATACAGAGATGGGTTGACCCACTAGCACAAACATTCGAAGTCAATGAAAGTAATGGTGTCTTTATAACAAAATGTGATATATTCTTCAGAACAAAGGATCCTGGACAGATTCCAATTACTTTACAAATGAGAACATCTTCATTGGGTGTTCCAACTCAAGAAGTTTTACCTTTTGGTGAGGTATCATTAGAACCAGATCAAATAAATCTATCAGATGATGCTTCTGTTCCAACAACATTTACTTTCCCAGCACCAGTATTTTTGGAATCTGGAAATGCATATGCAATTGTTCTGATATCAAACTCTAATGAATATAATGTTTGGATATCCAGAATGACCGAAGTTGATGTATCAACTCAGAATAATCCAGAAGCAGAAAAAATTATTGTCTCTCAGCAACCAACACTTGGTTCTCTATTTAAATCACAGAATGGTGCTACTTGGGATGCATCACAACTCGAAGACTTGAAATTTACTCTTTATAGAGCCGAATTTGATTCTGATGTTGGTTCGGTTAAATTCTATAATCCAGATCTTGGAATAGGAAATAGACAAATCGTTTCATTAAGACCAAATCCAATAGTTTGCTACTCTAAAAAAATATTAGTAGGTTTAGCAGGAACACTCACAAGTTCTGATATATCTAATTTAATTCCTGGAACTTCAATATATCAAACAAATTATCCAAATTTCTCAGGAAAATTAGAAAGTTTGGTTGGAGCAGTGGGAATTGGATCAACATTGCAAATAACAAATTCTGGTTTTGGTTATACTTCTAATTTCACTTATACCGATGCACCTCTTACTGCACTCAGTGGAAGGGGAAGTGGTGCAAAAGTTAATCTAACCATAGAAAATGGTGTCGCAGTTGCGGCAACAGTTTCAGTTGGAGGAACTGGATATGCTATAGGAGATACTTTAACAATATCAAATACAATCACAGGTGGTTTTGGAAAGAATCTCATAATTTCTATTCCAAATAATATTGGAGTAATATCTGCATATAATTCATTAGTTATAGATAAAGTACAAGACGATATTGATATTTCTGGAGTTAATAATGAACTATCCTATGTAAACTCAATTGGAGGAATATCTACAATTACTAATGGATTGGTAAATTATGTAGAAACTATTAGTGATGGACTTCACATGAAAGTTCTCCATAATAGTCATTCAATGTATTCAACCATGAATAAAGTGGTTCTGTATAATATTGAATCAGATATTCCACCAGAAAAAACTTTAGTTGATTATAATCAGTCGTCAACTTCAGATATTCAAGTCTCCTCAGTTGGTATATTCACTAGTTTTGAAAATCTTGGTATTTCTTCAGATAATCCAGGATATATAAAAATCAATAATGAAATAATCAGATATACTGGTATTAATACATCAACAAATTCATTATCCGGAATTACTAGAGGAATTGATACACCAGGAGTTGGTTTAAATATTGAATCAATATATTCAATTAATTATCATCCAGCAGGTTCTCCAGTATTTAAATATGAATTTAATGGAATATCTTTGAGAAGAATTAATAGATCCCATTCATTCAGTGATGTTGATATTAATAAGTATCCAATAGGAATTGATAGTTATCACGTTAAAATATTAACAGAAGAAAGAGGCAGAGATAGAAAGTTTGGTTCACCAAAGCTATTTTTCAATGAGTCTAAAACTGGTGGCACATATGATATAAACTTTGCTTCTGCTGGAACAAACTCATTATCTGGTCCAAAAGCAACTCAGAATGTTGCATTTGATATTTTACGTCCAAATGTTCAAATGCTTCTTCCAGAAACAACTAACATTGATGCAAAGGTAAGAACATTAAGTTCTACTAGTGCAAGTGGAAATGAATTGTCATTTAGAACATCAGAATATACACCAATATCATTAAATTCCAATAATACTTTCTCAACAGAAAGAATGATTGCATCAAAAATTAATGAATTGAATAATGTTTCAACAACACTTGGAAATAAATCATTTGTTATGGAATTAACTTTATCCACAAAAGATACAAAGGTATCTCCATTAATTGATTTGGATAGAGTTAATATTATTACTTCAATGAATAGAATAAACAAACCAATAACAAATTATATTACTGATGGTAGAGTCAATACTCTATATGATGACCCAAATGCTGCAATTTATGTATCAAAAATAATTAGACTGCAGAAGAATGCAGATTCATTAAAAGTATACTTTGATGCCTATAGAGACTCATCTAATGAAATTATTGTATTGTATCGTCTACTTCGTTCGGATGTCCCAGACAATCAACAGTTATTTGAGTTATTCCCAGGATATGATAATTTAGATTCTAATTTGGAAATAATAGATCCAAGAAATAATAGTGGTCTTCCAGACACATTTGTATCTCCTTCATCATCACCTTCTGATATGAGAAGTTATGAATATACTGCAAAATATTTACCACTATTTAATGGATTCCAAATAAAAATTATCATGACAGGAACAAATCAAGCAATTGTTCCAAGAATAAAAGACCTAAGAGCAATCGCAGTATTCTAATGATACCAGTAAAAGACCATCGTGGTTTATACAGAGATGAAAAAACCAACGCAGTATTAAATTGCAATGACAATGAATATGACCAATATGTGAAAATAAAAAATCAAAGAATGACTCAGCAAATGGAAATAACTGAATTGAAAAATGAAATTAAAGAGATAAAAGACTGCCTGAAACTTATAGTAGAAAAGATAAATAACTAAAAAAAGCACATGTCCGCAAAAATTATAAATTTAGTTTTAGAACAAGGTGCTGATTTTCAAAGTACCTTTACGATTTATAATGAAAATAATTCTCGATTGAATTTGTTCGGATATAATGCTATTAGTTATATTAAGAAAAGTCCGTATTCTTCCACTACATATCCTTTTACTGTTTCATTTCCAGATAGAACAAATGGTCAAATAAAAGTCTCTATGGGAAAATCTGAGACTGCTAATCTTGAGGGAGGAAGATACGTATATGATGTTGTCATAACTTCTCCAAATAATTACACAACAAGAGTTGTTCAAGGAAGTGTTTTAGTAACTCCTGGGGTTAGCATATGACAAATTATGATGTAAGATTATCTTCTCCAAATTATAATGTAAATTTATCTAATGAGGACCAGTATAATATTGGTCTTAACTATGAAACTCCATTAAAAAGTATTCAGTATACAAATTTAATTATTGATGATATATCAAGTCAATTTAATGGAACGACTCAAATATTTTCAATAACTGTAAATGGAGAACCATACACTCCAGTAAATGAGCAACAACTCATTATTTCAATCAATGAGGTTGTTCTTAGTCCAGGAATAGACTATCAAATTTCCGGATCTAGTATATACTTTACCAATCCCCCAGCATCTGGTAATGAGTTTTTTGGTGTTGCACTTCAAACTACAGCAGATTTAACCAGAACCATTGCTTTTTTAATTGATAATGGATCACAAGATATACTACCTGGATCAAAAGGGTTTTTGGCATTAGATGTTTCTGGAGATATAGAATCTTGGACTTTATTATCAGATGTTTCTGGGTCAATTGCAATAGACATAGAAAAATGTACTTATAATGATTTTCCGAGCAATTTTACATCTATAGTTGGCAGTGAGTTTCCAGTATTGAACAACCAGATAAAAAATAAAGATGATAATCTTACAACTTGGAATAAGCAGATAAATATTGGTGATGTTTTAAATTTTAAGGTACTAAGTTGTACCGGAATACAAAAATGTTCCGTATTATTGAAATTGAAAATTTAATTTCTTGGTCATTTAAAATTTATAAATAAATATATAAACAGACTTTTTAAGTTAAAAAGGAGATTTAATAAATGGCTTTATTAGTATCGGATAATGGTGAACTTCAGTCATTAAGATACCTTGTAAACAGCAATCATAATATTCCAAGAAATTTGATTCTGAAGCTTTTTACAAGCAACACTACTCCTGCAGAATCTGATGTTCCATCACAGAGTGCATATTACGAACCATATGATTCAACTGGACTTGTTGGATATGGAACAGCACCAAGTACTGGATATCCTTCCGTAATTAACAATAGATGGGATCAAGATTATACCAGACAGTATGGTATTCTTCTTGATGGAACAAGATGGAATGTTAGAACTATCACTAATCCAATTGCAACTCCAACTGCAAGTGGTAATGTTGGTGAGTATACAATTACAGTATCATCTCCTTTAAATATTGCTGTTGGACATTATGTTTCTGGTGGTCAGGTTGGTTCAAATGCAGTTGTTGCTGCAATTGATGGAAATACTGTTGTTTTAACTCAACCAAACGTTGGTAACTTTACCAATCAAGCAATGGAATTTGGTAGAGGAACAACAACTGCATCATACCCAGAGCAGACATTTACCTTTACATCTGCAGCAAATAATGCTTACGGTTATTATCTGGTAAGAGCAAATAATCTTCCTGTTGCTATTCATGGTGTTCAAAATGCAATTAGCGTTGCAGTCGGAGCAACAATTTCTAAAGCACAGACAGTAGGAACTGTTGGTTTCTCATCAATTACCCTCTATCCATTTGCTCATGCACCAACAGCAACTGGAATTACATCTGAATTTACAGTTTCTGTTTCCAGTGCTACTGGAATTACTACTTCTCAAAGAGTAATTGGCACAGGAATCGCTTCTGGGGCAAGAGTTGTTGGTATTATGAATACGACAACAATTATTCTAGACAAAGCAAATACTGGATCTGTTAGTGGTGTAGCAACATTCTACGAAAACGTCACTGAAGATATTTGCGTTGGAATGGCAGTCACTCATTCAAATCTACCGGGTGAAGTTAATGCTATCCCAAGTGGAACATTAATTACAGGTATTGATGAGAAAAATAATATTGTTTATCTCAGCAATGCACTAGTAAACAACATTCAGTCTGCTACAGGTAATACTGTTAATTTCAATTACAGTCAGGTTTCAGCAACAAATCATGGACTTGTTCCTGGTGATATTGTTTATATTGCTGCAGGAACAGGCAACACAACTACAACTTCTTCAACATACACAGTATTTGAGTCAAGAGATGCAAATACATTGACAACTGTTCCTGCTATGACAGGTGTTGGAAGTGCAACTGTATATAGTTCAATCTTCTTCGCAGAAAGATTCACAAACGGTCCTTACAACATCCAAAACAATGGAGACCAAATTAAGGTAACCCTAAACATCAGCCTCGACTGATATTCTTTGATAAGATCATTCTTGAGGGGGGTTGCTAAAGCGGTCCCTCTTATTTTTTTCTCATAAGGCAAAAATATGGCACCAAGAAACGTAGGATTAAATTCAACATTTAATGAGCAACGTTTGGTAATAAATGAACTTTCTGTAGACGTAGATAATCTATCTAACTCTGGTTTTTTGACAGCATCAAATTTAGTAGGTTATGCAACACAAGGTTATGTAAATAATGCTTTAAATGGTTATGCGACACAAGGTTATGTAAATAATGCTTTAAATGGTTATGCGACACAAGGTTATGTAAATAGTGCAGTAACAGGTTTCATAACTTCTGGTGCTCTTATTGGTTATGCAACACAAGGTTATGTAAATAGTGCAGTGGTTGGATATGCCACTCAAGGTTATGTAAATGCTCAAATTGGAATTAGAACTTTTTCTGGAAATTACAATGATTTGACCAACAAACCGTTTATTCCAGTAAATATAAATGACCTTTCAGATGTAAATGCTGGAGGACCATCTACAGGTCAAGTATTAAAATGGTCTGGATCGGAATGGCAGGCTGCTTCGGACTCTACTGCTGCTAGTGGTTCTGGAATTGGTTTAACTGATTTATCCGTAACAATAAATCCTGTAGGTATAAATTCTTTAGCATATAATAATTCTACGGGTATATTTTCATTTACCCCAACAGATTTAACTGGATATGCAACTACAACTTCAATTGTAGGATTTATAACTTCTGGTTCTTTAAGTGGTTATGCCACTCAAGGATATGTCAATAATTCCATCGTAGGATTCATAACCTCCGGTGCTTCTGGATCCAATTTAACTGGTATTATTACATCCGTAACTGCAGGTACAGGAATCACTGTTACTCAAAATATTGGCAATGTAACTATTAGTGCAACTGGAGGACAATCTTATTGGGAATCAACTGCGGTAGGAATTCATACACTTTCCAACGTCGGTATTGGAACCACAAATCCAGTAGATAAATTAACAGTTTCTGGTAAAATACAAATTCAGCAAGATTCTGGTTCCAATAATAGAATTGTTTTTAGGGGGCAACCAGAGTCTTCTTATCGTTGGAACATTGATAATTATTCATCTTCCAATGATCTTAGAATTTTTAGAGAGGATGATGCAACTTCGGCAAATGGATACGTTGCTGTTAGTATTACCCCAACTGGTAATTTAAGTGATGGAAAAGGCAATGTTCGTGCAGTTCCAGCAAACTCACAAACAACATCTTATACTCTAACATCATCAGACACAGGAAAGCATATTAATATAACTACTGGTGGAGTCACAGTTCCATCTGGGGTTTTCTCTGTCGGTGATACAATATCAATATACAATAACTCTTCATCCAATCAAACGATAACACAAGGTGGATCTGTAACAATGTATTTGGCAGGAACTGCAACAACTGGAAATAGAACTTTGGCACAAAGAGGATTATGTACTATTCTCTGTGTTTCCTCCAATACATTTGTTATACTTGGAGGTGGGTTAACATAATGTCTATTGCTCAAATGTTTTTTGTAAACCCAGCAGCACTTCCTTTGAGTTGGGAAATGCTATTAGTTGGTGGTGGTGGTGGTTCTTATGCGCCAGGTTATGGAGCAATAGATGATGATTTTATTATTTTCACTTATTCTGGTGGAGGTGGAGGCGGTGGCGTAAGAACAACAAGTGGAACCACAGAAACTGGAAGTTCTCTATATCTTACTATTGGAGGCGGAGGTGCTGCTGCTGATGGCTCAACTGGAAAAGGAAGTTCCACATATTATGCTTTAACTTCTGGCGGTGCTGCCGTATTTACATCATTAGGTGGTGGATCTGGTAGTAGTTCTGGAACGAATAAAAATGGTAGTTCTGGTGGTGGCGGTTCTCAATCATCATATTCACAATTTCCTGCAGCATATAGAACACCAGGGACAGGAACTGCGGGCGAAGGAAATAATGGTGGTAGTGTTGCTACTAATGCTGCTGGTGGCGGTGGAGGTTTTAGTGGAAGTGGTGGTAATGCTAGTTCTGGAACTGGAGGAACTGGTGGTAGTGGATATAATTTAACAACATTTGCTGGCGGTTCTACGGTTAATCTTGGATGGGGTGGCGGTGGTGCTAGCTCAAACACATTTTCAAATAATGGTGATGGTTCAACTACATCAAGTGCTCCAGCAAATAGTGGAGGCGGTGGTCACGGTCAAACTAGTTATTCTGGATCTACTGGTGGTTCTGGCAGAATTGTAATTCGATATCCAGGAACTGTTGCTAAAGCAACTGGAGGAACAATTACGTATCAAACTGTAGGCGGAACTGCTTACGTTATACATACTTTTACAAGTTCTAATACGTTTACTGTTTTATAATCATGGCACACTTTGCTAAACTAGACGAGAACAACAAAGTAATTGAAGTTATTGTAGTATCTAATGATGATATCCTTGATGAAAACGGAGAAGAATCAGAAGAAATTGGTATTCAATTCTGTAAAATGATTCAAGGAGAAAATACTAACTGGAAGCAAACCTCATATAACGGAAACATTAGAGGAAGATATGCTGGAATTGGAATGTACTACGACGAAATTATTGATGAATTTGTTTCTATTGTAGGTGATCAATGAAAATAAAATTATTGGATTATCCATTCCCTCATGTATTGTGTGAGGATTTTTATGATGAAAAAGAACTTGCTTTAATCTGGGAAGAAATTAAATTCTTGTCATATCCCAGCAAATTATTTAATCCAGGATTTCATCATGATCCTAGCGGAACATTGACTAGAAGTAGAGCACTCCATTTGGAAAAAGCATATTCTATAAAAGAATTATCCAATATTTTGCAAATCACTAAAAAAACTTTAGACCCTCCTTTTGTATCTACAATCATAAACAAGTGGCCTTCTTTTTTGCGCCTCAGGTTTATCGATTTAATTATGACTAAAATTAGATATTATCATAATGATGAAGGATATAATCCCCACACAGATATTGGGCATGATTTTTTAACCTTCTCTTATTTCCATACCACACCTAAAAAGTTTAATGGTGGTGAGTTGTATTTTCCTCAATACAACTATGAAGTGGAATGCTCCAACAATACTTTTATTTTATTACCTGGATACGTGGAGCACGGGGTAAAGAAAGTATCAATATCCGATAGTGCTTATTGGAATGGTGATGGGAGATATTGTATATCTCAGTTTATGAGTGTAAAAAATAGCGATAATTATGTCTGAACAAATACATCAAATCTATCATGTATCAAGATGTGGATCTACACTTCTTACATCTTTATTATCTAAAGTATCCAGATCTTATGCAGAACCCAGTTGGTCTTCTTCTTTATTGATTGGAGTGGATCCATATAAAAATATGAAGTCTTTTTATGGATCTGTTGTTAAATTTCCTAGTATGGTTTCTTGTTTTGAAACGAATTTTCCGGGCAAAAAAGTATTCTTATATAGACCACTATCTCAGCATTTATGTAAAATGAAATCTGTAGATGAATTATGGATAGATCATCGTTTAAGCAAAATTGATTATATTTTTAAAAACCATAATCACCCTTTAATTAGATGGGAACCAAAAGACAATTTGGATAAAATAACATACTTGTGGATTTGTAGTGTTTTTCGTATGTTAGATCATTCTGATGTTTTATGGATAAAAACAAATGATTTTTTAAAAAATAAAGAAAGTGTTTTAAATGATGTCTGCCATCATTTTGATCTACCAAAAGTAAATGATTTTTCAATTTCAAATATAAATGTAAAAAAATCAGGTTTTAATGGTAAAGATGATCCTATAACTGAAATATTACAAAAAGAAAAACTAGAATATACGTTTCCATCTTATGGAGTCATAGAAACTGATATGGCTTTATTTGATACTGAAATTTCAGATATTGTTAAATTCATAGAAAATTACTTTGAGGGATTGCGAGAATTTCTATATTAAATCAAATTAAATGAAAAAAC